CGGCGTGCGCTCAGAGGTAGGCAGATTTAACACTTCGGGGCATTTAGTTTTAGGCGACTCAACTACAGCATATTATAGATTAAAGTCAGGTGCTACTGGCACAGACGGCGGCATGCAATGGATGTTTAATAGTGATGCCACTGTTTACGCTTCCCTGACCTTGCCTTATGACACTCGAGCCACAACAGGATTACACTTATATTCAGGCTATCCGATTACATATAGAGTTCCGAGCAATCTAGCGCACAAGTTTGTAGCGGGCAGCAGTGAGGTCGCTCGCATTGACGCAGGCGGCATCAAGTTCAACGGCGACACAGCCGCCGCTAATGGGCTAGACGATTACGAGGAAGGGACTTGGACTCCTGTATTTGGTAAAATGAATAGTAATCCATCAGTAACTTATAGTGCACAAACAGGCGCATATGTAAAGATTGGCAATATGGTCTATGCTACCTTTGATTGTAACGCCTCTAGTATATCTGGTGGTGTAGGAAATGCTCGCATTTCAGGATTACCTTATACTGTAAGTGACTCAAATAACACCTTTGCCGGATATTCGGTGGCTCAGTGGAGAGATGCAAACGCTATAGCAAGCTATAGCGGTGCAACCTTAAAAGGATTTGCGCAAAGAAACAGTACTTATATTTATATTCAGTATGACAATTCAGGATCTTCTGGTTTCGGTACTATTAGTACTACAGTGGGCTATAATAGCAGCGGAAGAATTACTGGATACATAATGTATAATGCAGCTTAATTACCTCAATCGGAAATTGGGGCAGCCAAAAGGAGAAAATAAATGGATTGGACAATTTCGTCTTTAGATTATAATGTGTCACAAGACGGACACACTAATGTAGTTCACACTATACACTGGAGAGTTTCAAAAACTTCCGGAGAGCATACTGCAGGATCGTATGGAACCGTAGGGTTGGAAGCGCCAGGAGAAACTTTTGTAGAGTGGGCAAATATTGTGGCAGAAACTGCTGTAGGATGGGCTCAGGCAGCCCTTGGAGCAGAACAGATTGCAAATATCGAGGCCAGTCTTGATTCGCAACTTGCTGAAATGGCTACGCCTACTCAGGGTAGTGGAACTCCTTGGAATGCCGCCCCGTAAGCGTAGAAGGACGGCAAAAAAGAAGCCAGTACCTACAAACAAAAGACTTTACGCAAACGTAAAGGCTGAAGCAAAGCGAAGGTTTAAAGTATATCCTTCGGCTTATGCAAATGGGTGGCTTGTAAAAACTTACAAGGCACGAGGCGGTAAATACCGCATGGGGACTAAATGATGGATTTGGTGAAGTATCACGATGGAAAACCTTGTGGTTCAAAACGTAAACCAAAAAAGCGCGGAAAAAAGCGAAGGGGAAAATAATGGAATTCATATTTGGAGTTATAGTAGGTGCAGCGGGTTACTGGGCATGGGAAAAGTTCGGACGTCCAATGCTTATAAAGGACTAATGGAGGTTTCTCCAGTTCATTATACGGTTCCTACAACTTATACCAATCGAGATATTGTTTATCAAGTATTTGATGGTATAGTTCCGGGAACCAAAAAAGTTTTAGCCCACATCTATGATGTAACAGTATATGATCGTAGCGGGCATTTAAAAACAAGCACAGCCGTTCATACGGTTGAGTATACAGCATAACTATGGCGAAACCGAAAGGAGGACTCACCAAGTGGTTTAAAGAAAAATGGGTAGATATTTCTCGTCCAAAAAAGGGTGGAGGATATATGCCCTGTGGCCGTAAGAAAGCTTCGAGTAAGAAGTACCCTAAATGCGTTCCTGCTTCAAAAGCTGCTCGTATGACAGCAGCGCAAAGAAAATCTGCTATCTCAAGAAAGAGAAAAGCAGGTAACCCAGGAGGCAAGCCGACTATGGTAAAAACTTTTACAAAGTCGAAGAGGAGAATGAAGCGTGCCCGTAAAAAAGGTTAAAGGAGGGTATCGCTGGGGTAAGTCTGGAAAGACTTATAAAACTCGTAAAGCTGCTTTGAAGCAAGCCAGAGCAATTTATGCTTCTGGATATGGAAAGAAACGTGGCCGTAAAAAGAAGAGGTAAAAAGAAGCATCCAGCTTTGAAACGTGCAAAAGTAGCGGGGTTTAATAAACCAAAACGAACTCCCGGACATCCGAAAAAATCGCACATTGTTGTGGCAAAAGTTGGAACAAAAGTTAAAACAATTCGCTTTGGGCAGCAAGGAGTATCAGGCTCTCCAAAGAAAAAAGGCGAAAGCAAAGCATATGCTGCTCGTCGTCGTTCCTTTAAAGCTCGACATGCAAAGAATATTGCAAAAGGCAAGATGTCCGCAGCATACTGGGCAGATAAGGTGAAATGGTAATGACTGACGAAGAAAAAGCAGGCTTTCATCCAGCAGATACAAATGGCGACGGCAAAGTAGATGCAGAAGAAAAAGCAATGTATATGGAGTTCAAGCGAAAAGAGCTTGAAGATGCAGATGCAATGCGAGATGCTCAAAGAAACATGACTTGGTTTGCTCTGTTTGGAATGTTGATGTACCCTGGAATGGTTGTTGTAACTGATTTTATTGAGTTAGATAAAGCAGCAAATATTCTTGGAGATATGGCCCCCACATACTTTGTAGCCGTAGCGGGGTTAGTAGCAGCCTTTTTTGGTGCTCAAGCCTGGAGTGGTAAGAAATGATAAGTTTTATTTTAACAGTATTTGAAGTGTTATACGCGCTTCCCGTAATTTGCTGTGTTTGTTCCGCAATCGCAGCTACAACACCCACACCTATAGATGATAAGCTGTGGGCAAAGTTTTATAAAGTAATTGATGTACTCGCACTGAATATAGGAAAAGCAAAAGAAAAATAATTATGGCAGTAGAATTAAGTAGAAGAGATTTAATCTCTCAGCAGCTTGTCGATTTTCAATCTGAGACGAGGTTTCTCAAACTTCCAGTAGATCCATACCTGGATTTGCTCGGCGTAACACCTCTTCCGTCTCAAATGGCGATCATAAATGCGATAAATAATAACAAGTATCGCTTTGTCACTGCAGCAATATCGCGGCGTCAAGGTAAGACATATATCGCAAATATTATTGGACAATTAGTATCGTTAGTCCCTGGTTCACATATTCTAATAATGTCACCAAACTACGCCTTGTCTCAGATTTCTTTCGACTTACAACGACAACTTATTAAGCACTTTGACTTAGAAGTTGCAAAAGATAACGCAAAAGATAAAGTAATTGAGTTGACTAATGGGTCTACAATAAGAATGGGGTCTATTAATCAGGTCGATTCCTGTGTAGGTCGTTCATATGACCTCATTATTTTTGACGAAGCAGCTTTGGCAGACGGAAAAGAAGCTTTTAATGTCGCATTACGTCCTACTCTGGACAAGGATAACTCAAAAGCACTGTTTATTTCGACTCCACGAGGAAAAAATAACTGGTTTGCAGAGTTTTTTAACAGAGGGTTTACAGATGAATTTCCAGAATGGGCTTCGATACGAGCAACTTATAAGGATAATCCGCGCATGTCTGAAACTGATATCTCGGAAGCTCGAAAAAGTATGTCCGAAGCCGAATTTCGTCAGGAATACGAAGCAGATTTCAATACCTACGAAGGACAAATTTGGAACTTTAATCACGAAGAATGCATTGAAAATCTGGAAGAACTCGACACCTCGAAAATGGATATATTTTCAGGCCTTGATGTGGGGTATCGCGATCCCACCGCTTTTTGCGTCATAGGGTATGACTGGGATTCGGAAAAATATTACTTATTAGATGAATATTTAGATGCAGAAAAAACTACAGAACAGCATGCCGCAGAAATTCGAAGACTTGTGGAAAAGTGGGATATTGATTATATCTACATTGATTCGGCAGCTCAGCAAACTCGGTTTGACTTTGCTCAAAATTATGATATATCCACCATTAATGCCAAAAAGTCTGTTCTGGACGGCATCGCTCATGTGGCTGCTATTGTTGACAATAATAATCTTCTCGTAGACCAAAGATGTAAGGAAAGTTTAGCAGCACTCGATCAATATCAGTGGGACCCCAATCCGAATTTGGCACGAGAAAAACCAAAACATAACATGGCGTCACATATGGCCGATGCGTTACGATATGCAATGTATTCATTTGAGACGTCTTCTACCGGTTTCTGAAGGGACCACAGAAAAATAGTAGTTGACAATTTAGTTCCCTCACGATATAATTTCGTTAATAAAAAGTAGTAGATTTAAAGATGACAGAGCTAAAACGAGATCCCGTAAAGTATATTCGGGATAAGGCAAAAGCAAGGTACGAAAAAGGAACAGAGTGCTATATCTGTGGAACTGATGCCGAACTCGACTTTCATCACTATTACAGCTTGAGCCCGTTACTTCAAAAGTGGGTCAAAGAGAAAGGCTACTTTATGGAGGACATTCGGAACTTTCGGGATGAGTTTATAAATGAGCATATTGAAGAACTGTACGAAGAAACTGTCACCATATGCCATGCGCACCACTTAAAATTACATTCTATTTACGGGCGAAACCCAACATTACATTCAGCGCCTAAACAAAAACGTTGGGTAGAGATTCAAAGAGGAAAGCATGGCTTGGTATAACTTCTGGAAAGATGAAAGTGTAGAGGAGAAATTAAATCCCGCACAGCCATACTTTGACCATAAGATTGAAGCTCCTCGTGAAAAGCACGTTAACTATGAGCGAGCTTACGAAGATTTAGAGATTGTAAATCGCGGCGTTAACATGATTGTTGACGACTGTGCAGAAATTGACGCAAAAGTCGGTGGACAACTTAACACAACAAGTGTTGTTAAGAATATTAAAAGGTCGCGTGTTAATCTTTTATTGAATAAAGAACCGAATCTTTTTCAAGATATTAGCACCTTTCGACGTAATTTAATTACTGATTACTTACTTGATGGAAATATTTTTATTTATTTTGATGGAGTACATCTCTATCATCTCCCAGCAAGTAAAATGCACATTCATGCAAGTGAAACTACTTATATTGAGAAGTTTACTTATAATGAAACAATTAATTACTCTCCTAATGAGATTATTCATGTAAAAGAAAATTCTTTTTACTCAATCTATCGAGGAGTATCAAGATTAAAGCCTGCACTTCGTACTATGGTTCTTATGAAAAATATGCGAGAGTTTCAGGATAACTTTTTTAAGAACGGAGCAGTTCCAGGTCTTGTACTCAAATCACCGAATACTCTTTCAGAGAAAATTAAAGAGCGAATGATTCAGTCTTGGACTGCACGGTATCGACCAGATGCAGGAGGTCGTAGACCTCTTATTCTCGACGGCGGAATTGAAGTGGATAGTATTTCAAATGTCAACTTTAAAGAACTTGACTTTCAATCCGCAATTACAGAAAACGAAAAAATTATTTTGAAGTCGCTGGGTATTCCACCAATTCTTTTAGATTCTGGAAACAATGCGAACCTTCGACCAAATATGAGACTTTACTACTTGGAGACAATTCTTCCAATAGTAAGAAAACTAAATTTTGCTTTAGAAAGGTTTTTTGGGTTTGAAATTATCGAAGATGCCACCAATATTCCTGCGCTACAGCCGGAGTTAAGAGACCAAGCACAGTACTACTCTGCTCTAGTGAATACAGGAATTATTACCCCAAATGAAGCAAGAGAAGCAATTAATTTTGCCCCCATTGAAGGATTTGACGATCTGCGAGTACCTGCAAATATTGCAGGAAGTGCGGTAAATCCAGATGAAGGTGGTAGGCCCACAGAAGAAGGAGAAGATAATGGCTAGAGCACGGGCTCGAATGGCAGTGTTGCAAGATATTGCAATGCATATGCTTGAAGTAGGTCATGTAATGACTAGACATGAATGGGAAAAAGATTCAAATGTTCCGGTTAGAATTGGACTTATTTTTAATCTTTTTGGTAACTGGCCTCGAATGGTAGGCATTCTTGAAAATGAAATGCCTGATGCTTGGAAGCAGATTAATGCTCCCAAGAAAGCTCCGAAGCCAAAAACTGACCCAAAGCCTAAGGCGGCCCCTAAAAAGGACCCCCTTGAAGCTTTGAGCAAGGCTGCTCCGGCAGACACTAAGAGTGAAGACTGATGGAAAAGATTTTTAATCTTACCTCCACCTTTAAAGCACTAGATGAGGACGATGGAAGCATTCATATCTGCGGTATGGCAAGTACACATGATGAGGATCGTGCAAATGATGTTATTATGGCAGAAGCTTGGACAAAAGGTGGACTTCGCAATTTTGAAAAGAACCCTATTATTCTTTTCAATCATGATTATAATAAGCCTATTGGTAGAGCCACAGGACTTAAAGTCACTGATAATGGACTTGAACTAAAGGCAAAAATTTCTAAATCTGCGCCAGATTCTGTGGCACAGTTAGTAAAAGAAGGCATTCTTGGAGCTTTTTCTGTTGGTTTCCGAGTCAAGGATGCTGATTACCTAGCGGAAACTGACGGTTTAAAGATTAAGGATGCTGAGTTGTTTGAAGTATCGGTTGTATCGGTACCTTGCAATCAAGCAGCAACTTTTTCTCTGGCGAAGTCATTTGACTCTATGGAAGAGTATAATGAGTTCAAGAAAACTTTCACCAATCGTGTAGATCTAGCCGGTCAGTCTCTGGCTAAGGACGAAAAATCATCGTTAGCTAGTGACACACCGGACGAAGCGGAAAAATCCGCGAGAGAGGAGATCAAAATGTCGGAAGAAGTAAAAACTCCCGAAATCGACTTGGAAGCTTTTGCGAAGAAAGTAGCAGAGGAGACTGCTGCTAAGATCGCAATGAAGCAAGCTGAGTCAAAGGCTGCCGAAGAAAAGGCCGCCCAAGAAGCTGCTGAAAAAGCTCAGGTAGAAGCCGAAGCTAAAGCTCAGCAAGAAGAAGAAGTTAAGACAGCTATTAAGACAGGCATCGAGTCAGGTGCTGACCGTCTGTTGGCTGATGTGCAAGCAGATCTGAACAAGCGTAATGCTGATATGGAAGAGACTCTTGCCAAGTATAAGAGTGAGCTCGAAGAGAAGTCAGAAGAAATCTCTAAAATGCGTGATTCAAAGCGTGTATTCGCTGACCGCGTTGAAAAGTCTGACATCAGTAAGTGGGGTCGTGACTTTTTGACCGCTCATATGCTGGGTGTAATGACTCGTAAGGGTTGGAACACTGATTTTGCTCAGGACCTGCAGCAGAAGGCTGGCGTAAACTACGCTGCTAACGCTGCTGACATCGACCAGGAAGTTTCTTCTCTGATCGAAAAGGAAATCATGCATGAGCTGAAAGTAGCTCGACTGTTCCGTGAGATTCCTGTCAATGGTGGTGCAACTGTACTGCCGATCCAAACTGACGCAGGCAAAGCTGCTTGGGCAACCGCAGCTACCAGCGGTAACTTGGAAAACCGTCCTCAAGTAACTGCTAACCAGTATAACGCTAAGCAAGTAGTACTTAATGCTTATCGTCTGGTTTCTAGCACCTTTATGGACAATGACGTAGACGAGCAGGTACTCATCAACTTGATGCCTATGCTGATCGAATCAGTAGCTCGTGCTCATGGTCGTGCAGTAGAAGACGTTATCCTAAATGGTAACGGTACTATTTCTGGTCTCGACAACTATGCAGCTGCGCATGCTACTACCCTGTCAATCGGTTCTGCAACTCGACTGACTTCAGGCGTTCTGCTCGCAGCTCGCGAAGACATGGGTAAGTATGGTTTGAACCCTGCTGATATGGCTTTCGTTGTTAGCCAGAATAGCTATTTTGACCTGTTGAATGATGCTAACTTCCAGACTCTGGATGAAGTTGGTTCTGATTTGGCAGCACGAGTAGTGGGCACTATCGGTGCAGTTTACGGTACTCCCGTAGTTGTATCTGAAGAGTTCCCGTCAGAAGCTGCAGGCGCTCCGGCTGCTTTCGCAGTTAATACCCGTAACTACGTTACTCCTCGACTCCGAGGTGTATCAGTTGAGCAAGACTACGAAGTCATGAACCAGCGTCGTGTAATCGTAGCTTCTCAGTCACTTGGCTTCGAAGAAATTCTGCCTGGTGATGGTGCAGGTAACGAGCCTTCTGTTAAGATCGATTTCGCAGCTTAATAGAAA